GCGGCGAGATCCAGCACGGCGGGAACCCGGTCCTGCGCTGGATGGCCAGCAACACCATGGTCCTGATGGACAGCAACGGCAACATGAAGGTCAACAAGGGCAAGAGCACCGGACGCATTGACGGCATCTGCGCGCTGCTCAACGCACTGGCCCGCGCCATCGCGAAGGGCGAGAACGGGCCGAGCGTCTACGAAACACGCGGGATCGTGACGCTGTAAGGACCTGGAAACCGCACGAGTTTCCCGTCCATTCTTTTCTGTTGAGACCCAACAGTGCGCGTGCATAAGATCAGCCCATGCGGCTTCTGACGCGCATCGGCCGAGCGATCTCCGCCTTCCGCGCGTCGACGTCGGACATCAACGACCCCCGGTATTGGGCAGGCACGTCCGGAGCGACGCGCCAGACGACGGCCGGCGAACAGGTCGGCCCGGGCACGGCCCTGCAGCTCAGCGCCTATTTCGCCGCCCTGCGCGCCATCTCAGAAGACCTCATGAAGCTGCCGCTCGTGGTGCAGCGCCAGGTCGGCAACCGCGTCGAGAAGCTCCCCGACCACCCCGTCAGTGTCATGTTCCGCTCGCGCGTCTGCCCCGACGTGTCTGCCAGCGCGTTCCGCGAAACGACCGTCGCGCACTGCGCATCCTGGGGCAACGGCTACGCGGAGATTGTGCGCAACGGCGCTGGTCAGGTCGCGCAGTTGTGGCCGATCCATCCGAGCCGCGTGCAGCCCATCCGCGACGACAACGGCCGCCTGTTCTACCGCGTGCGCTCCGACTTGGCCCTGCGGCAGCCCGACGCAATCCTCGGCCCCGCCGAGATGCTGCACCCGCACGGGCTTGGCGGGGACGGCGTCACCGGCTACAGCGTCTGCGGCCTCGCCGCCGAATCGCTCGGCGTCGCCCTCGCCAGCCAGCGGTTCGCCGCCGCGTTCTACGGCAACGGCGCGAACGTGGGCGGCGTGCTCAAGTCCCCCGGCAAACTGACCGACAAGGCGTGGCAGCGCCTGCGCGAATCGTGGTCAGGCGTCTACCAGGGGCCTGAGAACGCCGGCAAGGTGGCGATCCTGGAAGAAGGGCTCGACTACTCGCGCACCACGATCCCGCCCAACGAGGCGCAGTTCCTGGAGTCGCGGCAGTTCTCCATCGAGGAGATCGCCCGCTGGTTCCGCATGCCGCCGCACAAGCTCCAGCACCTTCTGCGCTCGACGAACAACAACATCGAGCACCAGAGCATTGAGTACGTCACCGACACGCTCATGCCCTGGGCGGTGCGCTTCGAGCGCGAGATCGACGCGAAGATTTTGGACGGCGCCGGCGACCTGACGATCAAGCACGACTTCTCCGCCCTGCTCCGCGGCGACAACAACGCCCGCGCGAACTTCTACCGGACGATGGTCACGTTGATGATCATGACGCCCAACGAGTGCCGCGCCGCCGAGGGCATGAACCCCGGCCCGCCCGAGTTGGACAAGTTCTACGGCCAGGGCGCCATGATGCCCGTGGAGAAGTTGGGCCAGCAGGCGCCCGCCGCGCCGCCGCAGGAAGACCCGGAGGAAACGAAGCAGGAGAAGCCCGATGCCCCCGCTCCATAACCGCGCCTGCTTCGAGTCCTACATGGGCCTGTGGGCCTACGAGCCGCAGCGCCTGCAGGCCGCAGCGAACGCGATCCGCGCCGGTCGTCTCGAAGCCCGCGCGCGCGAGGAGAAGCCCAGCGTCTACGAGGAACTTGGCGTACAGATGGCTGGGCCGGTCGCGGTCGTGCCGCTGATGGGCTCGCTCATGAAGGGCTGGAGCAAGTACGGCGGAACCTCCACGGTCGCGGCCCGCCAGGCGATGCGCCAACTGGAGACGGACAAGCAGGCTCGCGCGGTCGTCCTGCACATCGACAGTCCAGGCGGCACGGTGGCAGGAACCGCGGAACTCGCCGCGAGCATCGAACGTCTCGGCCGCGCCAAGCCCGTCGTCGCCCACATCGACGACCTCGGCGCGTCCGCCGCCTACTGGATCGCCAATGCCGCGCAGTCGATCGCCGTCAACGCCATGGGCCTGGTCGGCAGCATCGGCGTCTATGGCGTCGTCGAGGATTGGAGCAAGGCGTACGAGGAGCAGGGCGTCAAGGTCCACGTGGTCAGCACCGGGCCGTACAAAGGCGCCGGCGTCGAGGGAACGCCGGTCACGAAGGAACAACTGGCCGAGGTGCAGAAGACCGTCGACGCCATGCACCAGGGCTTTCTCGCGCAGGTGCAGACCGGCCGCAAGAATCGCATGTCGCGCGAGCAGATCGAACAGCACGCCGACGGCCGCATGTTCGGCGCCGCCGATGCGAAGGCGGCCGGGCTCGTCGACTACGTGCAGTCCATGGACGACACCATCCAGCAGGCCGCCGCGCTCGTCGCCGCGATGGACCGCGCGAGCCGCCTGCGCAACGCGAGGCTCGCCGATGTCTGATGACGCCATGGCCCGCGCCCGTCAGTTCCGGGCGCCGATCAGCGAGCGCCGCGGCGTCGTCATCAGCTACCGCAAGCCGATCCGCGTGCGCGTGAGCATCGGGAAGCGCCGGTACGTCGAGCACTACTGCGACACCACCGACGAAGCGCTCGCCTGGGCAGAGGCCGAGAAGCTGCGCGTTGGGACCCAACACGCGGATTTTGTGCCCCTGCCTCGCCGTCGGTAAGTCCGTCGCATGGCGCCCGCGCGGCGCCGCGAAGGGACACCCGATGCATCCTGTCGCCAAGCTCAAGCAGGACCGCGCGGCCAAGTTGGCCGAGGCCAAGGAACTGAACGCCAAGGCCGACGCGACCGCCGAGGACACGGCCAAGGTCGACGCGCTGCTGGCCGAGTGCGATGCGCTCGCCGCGCAGATCGACGCCGCCGAGAAGGCTGAGGCGGAGATGGCCGAGAGGGCCGCCGCCCGCGCCGCGAAGCTGGCCGCGCTGGACGAGCAGATGGCCGCCGTGCCCGAGCCCAAGGCCGGCCGCTCGCCCATCGCCAAGGTGCGCGACATGCGCGAGGACGACCCGCGCCGCGGCTTCCGCAGCCTGGGCGACTTCGGCGCGGCCGTGATGGGCGCCGCCGTTCCGGGCCGCGCGCTCGACCGGCGCCTCGGCCTGGTCGCCGCCGCAACCGGGCTGCAGCAGGGCGTCGGTCCCGATGGCGGCTTCCTGGTCCCGCCCGAGTTCTCGTCCATGATCTGGGACGGGCTCAACAAGAGCCCGGACAACCTGCTGTCGATGACCGATCAGTACACGGTCAGCGGCGAGAGCCTGACCTTCAACGCCAACGCAGAAACCAGCCGCGCCACCGGCTCGCGCTGGGGCGGCATCCAGGGCTACTGGATCAGCGAGGCCGCGCAGATCACTTCCAGCAAGCCGACCTTCCGCCAGGTGAAGATCGAGCCGCAGCAGCTCGCCGTCCTCTGCTACGCGACGGACAAGCTGCTGGCGAACACCGCCGCGCTCGATCAGTACCTGGGCCGCGCGGCTCAGGACGAGATCATGTTCCTCGTCAACGACGCCATCATCAACGGCAACGGCGTCGGCAAGCCGAAGGGCATCCTCAACAGCGCGTGCCGCGTGGCTGTCTCGAAGGAGACCGGCCAGGCCGCCGCGACGATCGTCAAGGCCAACATCGACAAGATGTGGTCGCGCATGCACCCGCAGGCGCGCGCGAACGCGGTGTGGTTCATCAACGTCGACACCGAGCCGCAGCTCGAGCAGCTCAGCCAGGTGGTCGGCACCGGCGGCGTGCCCGTCTACCTGCCGCCCGGCGGCATCGCGGACACCCCGAACGCGCGGCTCAAGGGCCGCCCGGTCATGCCCATCGAGGCGTGCGCGACGCTCGGCACCGAGGGCGACATCATCCTCGCCGACATGCGCGCCTACGTCACCGGCCTCAAGGGCGGGATCGACTCCGCCATGTCGATGCACCTCCGCTTCGACTACGCCGAGACCGCGTTCCGCTTCATGTTCTCGGCCGACGGTCAGCCCTGGCTGGCCAGCGCGATCACGCCCTTCAAGGGCTCCAACACGCTCTCACCCTTCGTCACCCTCGCCACCCGCTCCTGAGCAGCCGACTAGCAAGGAACCGCCATGATCCGTCTCATCGACCAGGTGCAGATAATCGACTGGCTCGGCTCCGGGCCGCTCGATCTCGACACCGACCGGACCTTCGACTACGTCAACGTCCAGGACTATCGCCGCGCGCTGGTGATCTTCCAGAACGCCGCCGGCACCGCCGGCGACGACTGGAACTTCACCGTCCGCCAGGCGAGCAGCGCGAGCGGCACCGGCGTCAAGGACGCCGACATCGTCAGCGAGTACTGGCTCAAGCAGGCGGCGACCGACCTGACCGCGGTGTCGCAGTTCACGCGCAGCACGCAGACCGCGGATGCGCTGATCGCGGGCAACGGGACCTCGGCCGAGCAGGTCTGCCAGCTCGTGCTCGATCTCGACCTGTCGCTGCTCGACCACGCGAACGGCTTCAACTTCCTGGGCGGCACCCTGACGCTGGACGCGTCGGGCGGCGCTCAGTACGGGGCCGTGACGCTGGTCCTGTACAGCCCGCGCTACCCGCAGGCCACCGCGCTCGGCGCCCTGAGCTGATCGAGCTAACGGAACCGGAGCACCCATGTACGCACTGACCACACAGCAGGTCCCCGGCGGCCCGGTGCTCCTGCGCCCGGCCGGCATCGGGTCCGTCTTCTACGTCGACAGCAACGGCGGCGGCTCGACGACCTCCGGCGGTCTGAGCCCGCAAACGGCGTTCACCACGCTTGACGCGGCCATCAACGCCTGCACGGCCAGCAAGGGCGATACGATCTTCGTGATGCCCGGCCACGCGGAGACCTTCACCGCGGCGGACGGGTTCGATGCCGACGTGGCCGGCATCCGGATCATCGGTCTGGGCCAGGGCGATTCGCGCCCGACGTTCACCTTCACGCAGACCGCGGCGACCGCGGCGCTCGGCGCGGCCGGGCTGCTGATCGAGAACCTGCGCTTTGTCGCCGGCGTCTCGGCGGTCGTCGTCGGGCTGAGCGTCGAGGGCACCGCAGACGGCAGCATCATCCGCAACTGCGAGTTCTACTGGGGCGGGACGACCGGGTACGACTTCGTGGACTCGGTCATCCTCGCCGCCGGCGCGAACCGCGTCGTCATCGAGGGCTGCCGCTTCCTCGCCGAGCCGGCCGTCGCTGGCGCCGCGACCGCCATCAAGCTCTCGGGCGCGTCGCACAACGTCCGCATCCAGAACTGCGAGTTCATGGGCGACTACTCGACCGCCTGCGTGAACGGCATCACCACGCTCTCGCAGGGCCTGATGTTCCTGGACAACCTCGTCCACAACACCGACGCGAGCGAGCCCTACCTCGAAGTCCTCACCGGCACGACCGGCATCATCGCCAACACCCGCGGCCTCGCGAGCGGCGCGACCGTCGCGGCCAACGCCGTGGCCGACGCCATGGCGCACTGCGAGAACTTCGTCGTCAACACCGCCGGCACCATCGCGATCGTCAAGGGCGCGGGCGGCTCGCCGGCCCTCGACGCGGACTGAGGATAGACCATGGCCGGCTCGTCGATGTCGTTCACCTACGACGACGGCAACGACGGTGCCGGCCAGCAGGGTCGCGTCCGCAAGGTCATCTGCGACTGGACCAGCGACGACACGACCGGCGCCGTTACCGGCACCACGCGCAAGATCGTGGGCCGGCTCATCAAGGGCGTGACCGATCCGGGCTCCGCGGCGCCGACGGCCAACTACGACATCGCGCTGACCGACGAGGAAAGCGCCGACATCCTGGCCGCCTGCCAGTCGACGCTGGCGAACCGCCACACGTCGAGCACCGAGCAAGTCTACTTCCTCGTGCTCGACGCGGCCGGCACGCCGCTGGCGCAGTCTGTGCATCCGGTCGTCTGCGACGCCATCACGGTCGCCGTCACCAACGCCGGCAACAGCAAGACGGGACAGCTCATCCTCTACTACGAGGTCTGAGCCCATGAAACCCATGGCCCGCACGCAGACACGCGGCTGCGCGGGGTCGCCATAGGGGCGAACGATGCCGACGAACTTCCCCACCTCGCTCGACTCGCTCACGAACCCGAGCGCCGGCGATTCGCAGCAGACCGTCTCGCACTCGTCGCAGCACGCCAACATCAACGACGCGATGGAGGCCGTGCAGGCCAAGGTCGGCGCGGACGGTTCCGCCGTCCAGACCTCGCACGACTACAAGCTCGGCGACGTCACGGGCTCGGCGAAGGCCGTGCCGAACGGCCGCCAGGTCATCGCCGGCACCGGCCTGACCGGCGGCGGCACGCTGGCCGCAGACCGCACGCTAGCCGTCGCCTACGGCTCCTCCGCCAGCACCGCCTGCGAGGGCAACGACTCGCGCCTGAGCGACAGCCGCGCGCCGACCGCGCATGCCACGTCGCACCAGAGCGGCGGCAGCGACGCCATCAAGCTCGACGACTGCGCGACGCCGGACGACAACACCGACCTCGACGCGACGACCGGCCGGCACGGGCTACTGCCCAAGCTCGGCGGCGGCACGACAAACTTCCTGCGCGCGGACGGTGCATGGGCAACGCCCGCCGGCGGCGGCGACGTCAGCGACGGCGATACCCTGACCACCGGCCTGACCTTCCCGCTCGCTGGCCTGCACATCCTCGACACGAACGCCAGCCACGACCTCATCATCTCGCCCGGCTCGGACCTGACCGTCGACCGCACGTTGACGCTGACCACCGGCGACGCAGATCGCACCCTGACGATCAGCGGCAGCACCACACTGGGCGGGGGCAGCCACAGCGGCACCAACACCGGCGACCAGAACACCTTCGGGACCATCGCGGTGTCGGGGCAGTCGGACGTCGTGGCCGACGCCGCGAACGACACGCTGACGCTCGCCGCCGGCAGCAACATCACCATCACCACCGACGCCACCACGGACACGATCACGATCGCGGCCAGCGGAGGCGGCGGCACGCCCGGTGGCTCCGACACGCAGGTTCAGTACAACAACGCGGGCGCTTTCGGCGGCAGCGCCAGCTTCATTTGGAACGAGACCGGCAAGTACATCAAGGTCTCCGGCGGAGCAGGCCCGACGCCAGCCCTCAGTGCCGGCGATGGCGTTATCACCACGAACACCACGACCGGCCTGACGTTCGGCGGCCGTGGCACGACGTACGACATCGCGTTCTATAATCGCAGCTGGTCGGTCGTGTTCTCGATCGCCCCCGGAACGACCGTCGTCGATTTCAAGGGAACGGCTATCTATGTTCCCGAGGGCTCTGCGGCCTCGCCCGGCGTCACCTTCGACAGCGACCGCGACACCGGGCTGTATCGCATCGGCGCCGATCAGCTCGGCGTCTCGGTCGGCGGCGCCCTGCGCGCCACCTGGAGCACGTCGGCCCTGACGCTGACCGTTCCGCTGATCGCGCCCGCTGCGACCACCAGCATCCCGAGCGCGCGCCTTCCGCACGGCACCGCGCCGACAAGCCCCACCAACGGCGACGTCTGGACCACAACCGCCGGCATCTATGTGCGCGTCAACGGCACGACCATCGGCCCGCTTGCGGCGCAGTCCGGCACGGGGGCGCCCTGCGAAATCGGCATCGCCGTCGGCGACGAGTCGTCCGTCCTGACGACCGGCACCGCCAAGGTGACGTTCCGCATGCCGTACGCGATGACGCTGACCGGCGTCCGCGGCAGCCTCACCGCAACGGGCACCGGCACGACGGTCGACATCAACGAGAGCGGCGTCTCGGTCCTGTCCACCAAACTGACCTTCGACAGCGGCGAGAAGACCACGACGACCGCGGCAACGCCGGCTGTCATCAGCGACAGCGCGCTCGCGGATGACGCCGAAATCACGATCGACATCGACGCGACCAGCGGCAACGCGGCCGGTCTGAAAATCTGGCTGATCGGCACGAGGGCCTAGCCGTGCTGATCTGGCCCGCCCGCTTCTGGGACCCGATCACCAAGGACTGGCTTGGCCGCGGCGCCGTCGCCAGCGACACGACGATTGCGGCGCTCAACAACTTTTTCACGTCCGTCCGCGCCGAGTCC